CAAACCAGCGCAACGGTGCAGGCTTTCCGAAACGACATGGTTGCTCAAGGGGACAATACTCAACAGTTGTTCTTGGCTATTGCTAACCAAAATCAACGATTAATCGAAGGGTAACCAATGAACACTTATTGGAAAATTGAACAACTTACTCGTAGGGCGTCGGATGGCGGGGTAACTGCGGTTCATTGGCGGCTTTTTGGGGAAGAAGGAGAATTTCAAGCGTCGCTGTACGGGGAGTTTAGAACCAACCCAGACCCATCTTCGCCCGATTTCATCCCGTTTGACAATTTGACCGAAGCGGAAGTCATCAATTGGATAACTTCCACTTTGCGGGAGGGACGGATGAATGATTTTATTGCTGACTTAACGGTGCAAATTGAACAGCAAAAAAATCCGGTGATCTCCGACAGGCTTCCTTGGACGTAAGTTATGAACGCGCATGACAAACTCTCGGTTTGGGTGACGCTCATCGCTACAATTACGCTGTCCATGATTTTAATGTCGATGGTGGGCGGCATGATGATTGGATTGTTCGACGATAAAGTGGACAACAACAAGATTTTTGAAGCTGTGCTACCTGCGTTTCAGACAATTGTCGGGGGTTTCATCGGGCTAATTACCGGCATCAAAATCGCCACAGACCAACGCCGCGACGACGCAGGAGATGAATAGTGGATTCCCAAATGTTGTTTAACATTATCCTTGGCGCAACTACGTCGATGATTGGGTGGTTTGGGCGCTCTGTTTGGGAAGCCAGCGTCGAACTTCGTGCGGATTTGGCAAAACTACGGGAAGACCTTCCACGAACCTATGTGGCCCGCGAAGACTATCGTGCCGACATCCGAGAAGTGAAAGAAATGCTGTCGAGAATTTTCGATAAACTTGATTCAAAGGTAGACAAATGACTTTCGAGGAATCTTTCAAGGTGCTTATTGGGCACGAAGGTGGCTACAGCGACGACCGAAATGATCCGGGAAATTGGACGGGTGGCAAGGTGGGTGCCGGTGAAATGCTGGGCACCAAGTACGGCGTCGCTGCTAACTCGTATCCAATGGAAGACATCAAGAACCTGACGCTAGACCGAGCACATCAAATTTACCGCCGGGACTATTGGGACAAGTTGCACGCTGACGACCTCCCTAAGCAGGTGCGTTTTGCTGTGTTTGACGGCGCGGTGAACTCCGGTGTTGGTCAGGCTGCGAAGTGGCTCCAGCGTGCTGTTGGGGTTAAAGACGACGGGATTATCGGTCAGGGGACGTTGGCGGCAGTGCGAGCAATGGATCAGTACAAGCTCGCCGCAATTTTCAATGGTCAGCGCCTCAAATTCATGACTGAGCTAAAGGTCTTTGACAAGTATGGCAAAGGATGGGCTCGACGCATTGCCGAAAACCTCATTAACCTACCGTAGGGGGCACCATGAACCTGAAATTCTTCCTAGACCGAGCAAAAGAGCCCTCCACTTGGCGCGGCGCCGCCGTCATGGCGGGCACGCTGGGCGTTGGGGTCAACCCGGAGGCTATGCAGCAGATTGGTCTGGCTGTCGGCGCTGTCATCTCGGCCATCGAGATTTTCCGCAAGGAATGATTGATGAGCGCTGCCTTTGCGCCCATAATTTAGTCAAATTTTTCAGGTGCATGCTGTAGCAGCGGCCAAACTTAAGGGGTTCCGATGAGCTACACAATGACCTATGACAGTCTGCTAGTAGACCTCCGACGCTATCTGGAGCGCGGCTTCACGCTTGAGAGCGATGAAATCGTCTACGAGCAGTTGCCTCGGCTCATCACTCTAGCCGAGCGGCGCATTGCTCGAGAGTTGAAAATCGAGGGCTTCATCAAGGCCGTTACTACTCCTTTGGTGCCCGGCGTGGCTGTCTACATGAAGCCCGACCGCTGGCGCGACACCGTGTCCATGACGACTGTCGCAAACCCGCTCTTTGCCCGCTCCTATGAGTACATCCGCTCATATTGGCCAGACGAGGCTGAGACGGCGGCTCCTGCCTATTACGCCGACTACGATTATCAGCACTGGATTATTGCTCCGACTCCATCAACAGCTCAGACGGTTGAGATTCTGTTCTACGAGCAACCCAGATTCCTTGGCGAAGAATTCCAGACCAACTGGCTGACAGAGTACGCCCCAGACCTCCTTCTTTACTCCTCGCTCATTGAGGCAACGCCGTTCCTCAAAAACGACGAGCGTGTGCAGCTCTGGCAGGCTATGTACGACCGAGCGGCGCAAGCATTGAATGGCGAAGACCTGAAGCGAATCATGGATCGCTCAGCCAACAGGAGTGAAGCATGACCACATACACAAG